AATGGGTGAATATTGGCTCAAGGCAGATTACTCGCAACAAGAACCAAGACTCTTGACACATTGGGCGTGCCTCGTGGACCAACCAGGTGCACATGATGTAAAAGAAGCATACCAAAAGAAAGACTTAGACTTTCATCAACAAACAGCAGACATGGCAGGAGTGGACAGAAGATTAGCAAAAACAATTGGTCTAGGTGTTATGTATGGTATGGGCTATAATAAACTTGCACGTGAGTTAGATCTTGAACCACAAGAAGCAAAAGAAATGTTAAAAGACTTCCGTGGCAAAGTTCCTTTTATGCAGGGTATGCTTGAAGCTGTTATGAATCGAGCTAATTCTAAAGGTGTAATTAGAACTTTACTTGGTCGTAAATGTAGATTTGATTTATGGGAACCTACGTCTTGGGGTGTTCATAAACCATTACCTTTGAATCAAGCTAAAGTGGAGTATGGAGACGCTATCAAAAGATACGGCACATACAAAGCGTTGAATAGATTGATACAAGGTTCTGCTGCTGATCAAACAAAGAAAGCTATGGTTGATGTATATGATGAATTAGGTATAATACCTCTTATACAAGTTCATGATGAGCTTGATTGTTCTGTTAAAGATGAGAGACAAGCTAATCAAATAAAAGAAGTCATGGAGACATGTGTGGATTTACAGGTGCCATCAAAAGTAGATGTAGATCTTGGAGAAAGTTGGGGTGACAAATGACGTATGCTAGATCTAGACAAGAAAAATATGTTAACACAGAAAAAGGCAAAGAGGCTGCAACTAGATCTAAATTAAAACATCAAAGCAAACTTAGATCTACAGAGGAAGGTAGGATTAAATTAAAGTATAGAAAAGTTAAATGCGAACATGGTAAAGATGTAGCAGATTGGTGGTTAAAACAAAAACCACTGTGTTATATTTGTGGTAAAAATGTGTTATATGAAAAAGCACCATCAAGAAAGAAAAGTAGAAGCAATCTTGATGAGTTAGTTATTGATCACAATCACAATATAAAAAAATTTATACCTAGACATTTATTGTGTCAACGACACAATCTTGGCTATGGTATGTTTCAAGAAAACATAGAACAATTGCAAAGAGCAATAGAATACAAAAGGAGATACGGATGAAGTGGTTATGTGTTACTTTATTAATTTGTTTAGATTTTACTCCAGAGGTAGATTACACAAACAATTCAGAATTTATTGAGTATGTTAAATCTTGTGCTGTGCATCACAATTCTATGTACGAAGAATATGAAAGAGTGCCAGTGTCGATTGTAATATCACAAGCAATACATGAATCAAATTGGGGCAAGTCTAGATTTGCTGTTGAAGGTAACAACCTCCTTGGAATCCGCACTTTTGATTCATCAGATGATCAAATGAAGCCACTTAATAAACCTAATGTGAGCTGGGGGCTTAGGATCTTTGAAACTAAGTGCGAATCCATCTCATATTATATTGAATTATTAAACAATAACCACCACTATCAAGAATTTAGAGAGGAAAGAAGCAAACAATATTTTAATGATGCTATTGACCTAGAAAAACTAATTATGACACTTGCAATATACGCAGAAGATGTATATTATTCGCAAAAAATCATCACAACATTGAGGGAATTACAAGCCTATGACAGAGACTAAAAAACCCGGGTACCGAGAACAAGGAAAAGCAAGAGCTGGTAATGTTAAAAATAATTTTGCAATTAATCCAGAACAGATGGAATTTGAAAGACGTAAACTTCTTGAACAAATGTCTAGTAAAATGTCTCCTAATAAAAAACAACTTAATACTATGGCTGCAGTTGCGGCTACCAAAGAACCAGAATACTTTGATGAAGAAGGAAACAAAAAAGAACCAACCATGCGCATTTTATCGCTCGGAGCAGGGGTTCAGTCATCCTGTTTGGCCCTCATGGCGCAAGAAGGATTAACAAAACATAAACCAGATTATATGATATTTGCTGACACTGGGTGGGAACCCAAGTTTGTATACGAGCATGTAGAATATTTAAGAAAAGCTATAACGATTTGTCCGCTGATCACTGTAGAGAGAGGTAATCTTCGTGAAGACCTTATCAAAGCAGCGAACCCAGAACCAGGGTCTAGAGAAGAGGAAAAATCGTTTGCTGGACGTGTACCAAACCCACCGTTGTTTGCTGCACGTAAAGGTGGACGTGTAGGGATGCTATATCGTCAGTGTACACATGATTATAAAGTTATCCCTATACAAAAAAAGATTAGAGAATTATTAGGAGTAAAACCAAGACACAGGGTAAAGAAAGGCACCGTTGTAGAACAATGGATAGGTATATCTACTGATGAAGCAATGCGTATGAAAAATGCTAGATTACCTTGGTTAACATCACGTTGGCCTTTAATAGAAATGAAGATGTCCCGTATGGATTGTCTTCAGTGGTATCGTGATATTAAGAAACACCCCATGCCTGGTAAATCATCGTGCATAGGGTGTCCTTATCATCATAATGATCAATGGAAAAATATGCAAAAAAATTATCCAGAAGATTTTGCAGATGCTGTAGAGGTAGATAATAAAATTAGAAATGGATTAAAGAATTCTGAAGCTAAATTATATTTACATAAATCAGCGAAACCATTAGGAGATATAGATTTTTTAGAACCAAAGCCTCAAGGTAACTTGTTTGGTGAAACATTTGATGAAGAGTTTGCGGATGAATGCGAGGGTCTTTGTGGAGTATGATCCTAGCTACGCGCGTCCAGGACCTGAATTTAAATGTTTTGTTTGTGGTAAATGGTTTAAAGAATTATTGTATTGGATAGATAAAAATTTTTATCCCATGCAAAAACATAAATTAACATTTTTGTGTAGTGCAGAGTGTTCATTGAAAGGAGTAAAACATGAAAGAAAAAATATTAGCTAGAAAAAAAGAATTAGAAATACAAATAAAAGATCTTATTAATAAAATTAATGAGGGAAGAGATGCAATTAGAAATATGGAGTCAAGTGTTGGACAAATACAAGGTGCAATACAACAGTGTAATTGGACAATTGATGAGTTGGAGCTTAAAGATGACAAATCAGTGGCGAAAAAATGAAGAAATGGGGGTTTGGGACCCTGGTAAAGAAACGGCTGTTTTCTGGGAAATAAAAACCTTCATAATGACCCGGTATCGGGCTTTAAGGAAGTGGGCTGTGTGTTTGTACCCGGGTAAAAGACTAAAATGACCCAATTATTTGTCCTAGTCATTAGTCTATGGGGTTTTGATGGTAATGAATGGGTTTACGTTGGAAATCAAATTGTTTTAAACGAACCTATGATAAAAGAAGAATGTATGAAGATGAGAAAAGATTGGTCATGGCATGAACAAAATGAGTTTTATCGTTTTTCTATAGAATGTCATGAGCAGTAAACACGTCTGGCAGTGGTTTTGGGACCATGATTGGTTAGGAAGAAAATATAAAGCAATTTATTTTGGACCAAGATTAGATTGGATGAAATTATTTAAGAAGAAGGAGAAAAAGAATGAGAAAGAAAAAAATTTGGACGGAAGAAAAACTAAACGAAGCAAAAAAATTACTGCAAACCACAAGCGCAAGTAAAGCTGCTGTCATCATGGGTGTTGCTAGTAAGAATGCCATACTAGGTGCACTGTATAGAGAGAAAGAAAAGAATGGTTATGTGCCACCACTTGATTCACCTTACGCAAGAATCAGAAAATATAGAAAAGGATTTTAATGATACATGATAAATGTGGTACCCCAGATTGTTGTGGAGAATGTGAAACAATAAAAAGAAAACTAGAACGATATGCACAGATACTTGGTAACATAGATGATCCACAAGATAGATTTTTGTGGATTATGGATTTTGGTAAAAATTCTAGAGCAATGGATGATGATCATAAAGTCAAGTCATTTGAGGTGCCTGGTTGTCAATCACAAACGTGGTTAGTGCCACATTTTGTTGAGGATAAAATATACTTTACTGCTGATTCAGTTGCACTTATATCTAAAGGTATGGTGTGTATAATAGCAGACGTGTACAGTGGCTCGAGCGCCCAGGACATTAATGAGTTTAATCAAGATGAATTTAAAATATTAGATTTAGATACGTTGCTTACACCAGGCAGAAACAATGGTGTGCATAGTATGTTAAAGAAAGTTAAATTTTATTCAAGAAAGAACGCCGACAACCCAAAGAGCAACGAAGCAGCCTAACATAAAAGTTGCTGGTTCCATTAATCCCACTTAGCCTTGGCACGAAGTGCCCATCGTTCAAATGCTGCTGCATCTATATCTTTCTTAACTAATTTAGCACCAGCTGGTACTTCATTATATAATGCCATTACTTCTCCATCTTTAATTTCTACAATACCTGGACCACAAAAAGCATCTTTATCATATCCAGTATTTTTTTTCTTAAGTAATCTTACTTCTTTCATGCATTTAGATAATGATTCCATAGGAATATACTGAGTCATTTGAGTTGTTTGATCATTCATATTACCAAACATAAACATTAAAATTA